TCTGACAAGAAGTGTTCTACTGGATCAATATCATATCCAATGCTGTATCCACCGTTATAGAGTAACTTTTGTGGGTATATTGTCATCATGCGTAACTAATATCCTCTATCATCATTTCCCACATATCCTTGTCGGGGATAACAAATCCGATTGTCTGTCTAGGACTAGTAGAACCAGCGCAGTGCCAGTATGGATCATCTTTGCCACCGTAATATCCAACCTTTGCGTTCCATCCGGCAGGATCGTTCATTGTTTCAATAGAACCATCTTCAGTGAGATACTTGAAGAATCCACCACCATCACTATGGGATAGTAGTATATTGTAGCCTGGACAGTCCCAATTGTTATGCCACGACATATATCCACCTTCGGGATAGTAAACGTGAACTGCGGTAAACTTGGCGCCAAGATATGCAGCCAAGTCCTTACAAAATTCTAATGACTTTTCTCTTGCCTGTTGTGGTGTCTTGTGCGTCAAATGAAAGTCACATACCTTCGCATACTCTGGAGGGCCTCTGTGTTTCTTCGATTCAGACATTACATGGTCAAGATATTCTTTGGAACAGTAATACTCCATGTCCCTGTCGCCGAACCTTTTTTCATCCATCGGCAAATCAAAATCTTTTTTGTTGAACCAATTTATGTAATCGTCCAACATTCTAGTCAAATCACTGTTGATTGAAATGGGTCTCATATTTTTACTCTGCTGATGGTGTAGTGACTAATGATCACATCCTCTCCCATCAACTCCTCTGGTTTTTGTCCCATGCAAAAGTTCCATCGTGCATCTGGACTTGGAAAGTCACCAACCTTGATAGTGTCTTTATATTCCGTTTTGTTCAATAGATACCACATGGTGAATGTGTCCCAAGGTCTCACTCGTTCCGAATACGGAGAGGGATCAAACCCAGGCGCTATCTGTTCAAGATATCTTTCATACCAATCCAACATCAAGGACTGTGTATTCTTTGTTTTCCTGTAAACGAATATACCACAATGGTATATCATTTCTTCTGTGTCGTTTAGTTTTGTTATCTTCGCATTGTAAGGACGATTCCGAGTGAAGATGATATCATTGTCACCAAGATAATCAAAGACGGTTGATATGTCCTCGTGTTGAATGAACGTGTCGCAGTCCACATACATTGTCTTGTAGTAGGGAGTATGCGCCAACGCCCATAGTTTAGTCCTTACATGGTTTGGGCCATCAGTCCTAATGTGTTCAAAGATTTCGTGATCTTCTTCCTCTACCCATTCTGGTAAAGTGAAAAGAGTAATCTTTGCTTCTGGGTAAAAATCTAGGAGAGACTTTGCCGATCTCTTTGCTGCAATATAATACTCATGTCTTACCGTTGCAACATACAGATAACCACAGTGCGGTATACTATGTATCGCTGCCGACATTCTGCAACTCCAACTCTTTCTGTATCAAGATGGTTGAAAAGGCCTGAACCTCAATGAGAGTTTTTGCTTTTCTTATCATCTTTTTGAGTTCTTTATCTTTGGAGTTTTTTATCAGGTCAGATTCAAATGCTTCAAGTTTCATCTCAAACAGAGTTTCTTGTTTGACTCTGTTTATATGAACTTCTCGTGCTTCGTCTTCTTTCTGTCTTTGTTCATCGACATGTTCTTCATAGAGTTTTAGATTTTCGTCCAATACTTCTGGGCCGAATTCTTCCATGATCGCATCAAAGTCTTTGTTGACAAGACCTTCAGATTCGTTTCCAACATTGATGACACAGGGGTGGTATTTTTGTCCGACTAGGATTTCGCACCAGACACGGCGCTCAGTTTTATCAATCCAACGTGGATTTCTATATTTGGGCTGATCCATAATGTTCCTCATTGTAAATGGTGGGAGTATATATTATACTCCCTTCAAGTATATATGTCAAGTATTAAGCAGTCCTTACGAACAACTGTTTTGTTTCTTGGGTGGAAGAACTAGATTGAACCGTGGCACCAGCATAATATCCAGTGTAGGTTCCTGAGTAGGTTCCAGCGAAAGCACCGTTCAAGAATCCACCAAAGAATCGTTGGTAGTATCCAGTATAAGAACCAGTGTAGTCACCAGCGTAGTTAGCGGAAGTAATATCTTTCAACTGGTCAGTCATAGTTCCACCCATCTGAGCCCAAGTTCCAGTTGCAGATGGAGTCGATGCTTCTAAAAGATATGTTCCGATACCAGATGCCATGATTCTGTTTTGGAAGGCAGGAACCAGTGTGTGTAGACTAGATTCTGCCATTTCAATTACTGCACCAGTAGTGTTATTTGCTTTCAGAAGAATGTTTTCGTTTGTGCCAGCGTCAGTGGTAGGAGCAGTTTTTTGCCAGAGGTAGTAGTTTACGTCCGTGCCATCAACTTGAGTTTCAGCGATGGTATATCTAGCAGTCCATGTTCCACCAGAAGGAGTAGAAGTGTCAATTTTATATTGACCTACAGTATTGGCATCTTCGTCAACCATTGCCTTAATACAATGATCTAAGATTTCTGTATCAATTTCTGAGTCAGTAGATTCTTCAATAGAAGTATCAGTCCATCTCAAAGGTCTGTCGTGGCTTTCACTAGATGTGGCACTGATCTGATTAAAACGATATACGGTGTCAGTAGTAGCGCCACCAGCGGGGTGAACACCTACTGCTTCTTGTCTTTCTCTGTTTGTGAATGTTCCAATTTCGTCACCACCAGCAGAACCGCCAGTTACAACATTGAGCTCAGCTGTGCCAGACCCGTCAGTGTCAGTAGCAAACTTTAGAGTAATCTCACCGGCAACCTGATTTTTAATCTCTGCAACCGTGAGCTCTTGGAAACCCTCAAGTCCGTCAGCTACGGCGGGATAGGCGCCTGCTTTAAGTGTTATTGGGCCTGCCATTAAAGTTCTCCTTAGTTAATCAAAGTGCCACTGGAATTATAGACTGCGAGACCTCTATGTTTAGTCCAATCAGTAGCATCTTTACATGTCAAAGTAAATGTAGTCTTAGCGGGTAAGGTCACAGCAGCGTTCGCCGATCCACCCTCAATCGTATCAGATGTAGCAGGATACAATTTGCAGTTAGACGTAGTAGTATTCGCAACAATAACTGTCAGACCAGCAGCAGCGGTTGGTAGAACCACACCCTGAGTTGATGCACCAACAGTTGTGATGTTATTGAAAGTCTCAGTAAGAGCAGTCGCATCACCTTGCGTAGAACCAGCACTAGATACCGCAGCAGTGACACCCAATTCAAGAGCGCCAAGTAACTTTGCAGTTCCATTGATTGTGAAGTCCTCAACGTTGTTACCACCAGAACCAACCTGTCTCCAAGTTCCTGTTCCTGTTCCAACAAACTCAGAACCGTTAGCAGTAACAATCTCTACTGGAGCGTTTGCACTACCACCGTCAATGGTCTGTGTGGATGTGGGGTAAACCTTGATGGTGTTACCACTAATATTGAAAACGTTAATAATTAATCCTGCCGTAGCAGCAGGAAGAACAACACCCTGTGCAGCCGAAGCTGTCGAGACAATGTTATAAGTTTTGGTGAGTGCCGTAGCAGTTCCTTGGGTCGATCCAGCGGCGGAAACAGTGGCAGCGATACCAAATGTTACATTCCCTGAGGCCGTCAAGGTTCCGACTGATACGTTATCACCAGACTCATACTTGTCATTGTTTAGGTTGGTAAAGTTTGTATCCACCTCGGTGTTTGTAAGTGGAGAACCTTTAGCAGACCTTAAAGTAATCGTAGCCATTTTAGTCCCTATCCGTCATTTTTGTTATAAGAATTCATTACCTGTAACAAGATATTCTTGAGTTCTTGAAAATCTTCTTTCAGACTATTTATATCATTTGACATTTCCGTAATCTGTGAATCTTTCTGTCTCATTCTAGCACGCCTTGCTTTATAGGCTGCGAGTCCATTGTTGTCCACAGACACTAGAGCGCCTGAATTTGGGTCTCTGCCCCAATCTTCTGTTGATACTTTGTTCTTGTTACTCATTATTTATTACGCCTGTAAAGCAATCATTCTAAGTTGTTTGATTCTCGGAATGACTGAAGTGTTAGAAGACAAGAAGACAACTTTACACTGGAAGTATTTGAATCCAGTATATTCCACAGAAGCAACTGTGCATGTCATGGTTGCCTGATTTCCAAGGTGTGTCCAATTACAAGTTCCATCTGCAACAGTTCCAGAAGTATGTGTGGGTGCGCTTGAAGCAGAAGCTGCACCAGTTGTTCCACTAGTAGTAGTTCTATAAATCTTACCAGCGTTAGCAACAACTTGGTTTATTCCATACTCTCGACTTACACCATGTGTTACACCAACGGTGATTGTCGGAGGTGTTGAACTAAATCCACGGCCAGGATTGACAATCTCTACAGCAGTGATTCCACCACTACCATTCAAGGCAGTCGCTTCTATCTCTGCGCCATTTCCGTCAGCAGTGGAGACAAAAATTGGTGCGTCTGAAAGTAGAGGATATCCAGCTCCAGCACTTGTAATTGTAACCGCATCAATTCTTCGTGTGGTGTATGCGAACTGTCCACTAGCGTTGAGTGAGGTGCTTGGCAACTTGAAGTCCAAATCAATAAACTGATTGGTGGATTCGGTAGCGCCTTGTGGGTTTACATCGGCAAACTCCATTTCAACCCAATCTTTCTCTCTGCGGATGTCAGAATCATCAGACTCGTGCAGACCCTTGAAGTATACTTTGATAGCACTACTAATTGGAGTAAACTGAGCGAGAGACAATCTTAAATCTTCTGCCTCTTGACCATCTGCAAGTTTGACAATCTTACTGATAAACCTAGACTTAGCACTACCACCAAGAGGTTTGGTTTCGTTGGTGCTGTCGTTGTTGATCACATAACTTCTCACGTTTGCGGAGAGGCGAGATGGATTCAAAATAGGCGACACGTTTGCGTCTGTGTTTGTCAAAGCAATTCTGTGTCTGTAAGACTTCTTCGACATGATATCAGAACCAGTAAATGCAAGTTCTTCACTCAATGAATAGATTGCGTGTTCTTCTGGCATGCCTCTAAACTGTGTCGGTGTCAAGTTTACGAAAGTTGTTCCACGAGCAGAAACACCAGTTGACTTGGTAGATGCCCTTGTGATATTAATATCAGCACCATCAAATTCCTTGACCGTCATATTCGTCTTGGACAAGTTTATTTTCTTTTTGTTTCCAGCGGTTGCGACATAGAAACTTCTGCGTCCAACAATATCATTGAACCACAGATCATCAACTTTCGGTAACAATAGATCAGTGTCACCAGCAAGAACATTCGCAATGTTGAGAATGTTTGAAGTAGGCGGCAACAAGAAGTCATACTCATCTTTCTGAGGATTAAACTTCTTCAAGATCATGTGTTTGGGTTTTAGGTTACATGTGAAACTAGCACCCACCGCAGTCGAGCTGGCCTGAGTAAAGTCAGTAGTGGTTCCACCAACTGTGGAAGCACCCAGAGTGTAAGGTTTCGCTTCAAACGATGCCTGCGTTCCGTCAGACCACTGTATTGGTTTGATACCAGTGACACCACCAGAACCGTTTACAGATGTGACTTCAAGAATCATTCCTTTCGGACAATTTGCCCGACTAGTGTTTAGAGTAATCCTTTCACCAACAACGTATCCAGAACCAGCAGTCGTAATTGTTGGTTTGAAACTGAACCACTCGCCTGGCTTAGAGGCATCACCCTTACCACCAACGTAATCTTTACCAGTGATAAACTCTTGGTGTTCGTTCACTACTTCTACTGTTCCCGTTCCTGTAGCAAATGACCAAGCAGATAGAACAAACTTCATGTCCTCCTGTTGATGTGGAGTCCAAGTTCGGTTATTCGATGAAGTGAACAACATACCGTGATATGCGTCTTCAGCAGTAACTCTGTCTGCCTGTGTTCCGATCTTGACCTCACCCAACTTAGAACACCAAATTTCATAACTTGGGTCATTGTTGGCAGGGATAAGAACAAAGGCATATTCCTTAGCGGGGTCAAGAACAACAGGTGATCCCGACTCTGCCCCACCTACAGCATTTGCAGGCGCTGCTCCAAACTGGAAGTTTGTTGCGAATTGATCCCTGTAATCAAAGTTTGTTGCCTGTCCACCCGACAAATCTGGAGTGGTTTTAACTTGGTCGTGAGGTAGTATGCAACTACCAACAATCGTTCTAGTAGGCATACCAGCTTCGTTACACAATCTGATCTGCATTTCTACACTTCTACCAGTTCCAGTAGTAGCAGGATCAGTCGCTGAGTTAGTAATATTGTCTCTCTGACCAGGCCTAGACCTAAACCAAACTTTAATCTCTGACAAGAATACTTCAGTAGGCGATTGTGCCACAGTGAAACTTTGTGCAACGGGGTCACCGAATCGTATCGGTGGGTGGAAAATATATTCTGGTTGTGTAATATCAATACCAACTTCAAAATCTACGACATCAACACTGATTTCTGCATTACTGTTTACAACATCAGTGACAACAGTTCCAACCTTACCTGTAGAGGTTTTACCCGTGGTAGTTCCATACTGAACAGTGTAAAGTTCAGCAGTCAGACTGACTTCTTGTGTAGTGGTGTGCAAACCAAATGCGGAGTATTGTGACTCAGCAGAAGTGGTGATAAAGTTGTCACGATTTGTAGGATCGTCAACAACAAAAATTCTTCGTGTTCCAACTGGGTGTCTACCACCCTCTAGGAAATACATAAATGCCAGATCACCGTTTGCATCGGTAGTAAGATTACCAATGTGTTGGGTCATGGATGAACCTTTAGCTGATCCAGCGAAATTCCATCCTGCACTCTGTTGATTAGCAACAAACGTTGGAATCAAAGAATCAAACGTAGTTCCAGTATCCGTGTTACACGGCGTGCAACGATCTGTTACTTCCTGATCATCAAAGAATACATACATTCTTGTGTTGGGTTTCAACATACTACATCTTACACCAATCATCTTAGAACGCATGAATGGTAACAAAGATACATCCCTGACAACATTTCCTATGTTGAAGTTCAAGGAACCAGCAGATTGAGCACTAGCAGTCAATAAGTATTCCGTGGTGCTAGACATGATATCTTGCGAGCTCACTGTCTGGTCATAAGAACCACTTACTACGACTTCACCACTAGCAGAAACCGTTGTTGAACCTTCTTTGACTTCTTCAAACCAACCGCCGCCAGGTCTAGGTGTTGTCATTGTTTCTGGTAGACCACCAACAACCTGTCCTTGTCCAGTGGCACTGAACGATCCATCAGAACCTTCAGCGGGAGTAAATTCTACTTTCTGGGTGTTTGTGTTTACGCCACCAGCAACAAATTGTCCAGCACTATTTACTGCACCCATTTCAAACGTTGTAGTTGAACCGACCACATTCTGAGATGCGTTTACACTAGCAGCAACAGCCTGAATATCCGCTTGATTACTAGCGGTTAGATTCATTGGTTGCAGTGGCGTAACATCATCTGGGAAATTATCTGATCGTGGAAACAAGTCCATCTTACCAGTGAAGTTAAACAACAACTCACCAACTAGGTTTCTTGTCTTCGTAGCAAAACGATTTTCAAAAACACCAATCTTCTCATATGGTCTGGTGATATGTTGTCCCATTCTAGCCCATCCACTACTATCGTGGTCTGGATTAATCTGCATTGAGATTTCAGATTCAACATAGTTCGGTTCACACAGTTTGTGCGTAGAGTGGTAGGCAGCGTTGTAACTTGGGTCAGCAATATCACTCAACAGATCACTATCAAACGGATTCACATAGATACCGTTCTTAAATCTGTCGTTACCATTTGCGTCCAAGATAACTTTATCTTTCGCTTGCATCTCCATAAGAGACAGTGCAAGATAGTATTCTAGTCGGTCAATTCTCTTTTCAATTGCACCGATATCTCTCATGGTGTATCGTTTGTCCTGTCCTTTCAAGAAGAAAGTAACAGCACTTTCGATACGACCAAATTTTTGTCCTACCTTTTTAGCAACAGATGGGAAAGGTGGTATACGGATTTCTGCAACTTGCATACCCTGTTTCAATACAGGTGGTTTTGATGGTATGTCGGACACACCTTCAACGATTCTCAAGTTTCCGTTTCGACCAATGTAAAGTCTATCTGTTCTGGGTAGGTAGTATTCTACGTCAGTTGTAAAAGACGCAGAAGGAATCGGGAAGTGAACACCACCAGAAGGTGTATCTAGTTTATCAGTTCTGTAAGGGTTCTCTGTAGCACCAGCAAGAGTAGATGCGGATGCAGCAACAGATTTTGCATATGGTCTGAAGTCAATTGCATCTCGTAAATCAATACTTCCCAAAAGTTGTGATCTGTAAATTGGAATCTCAAAAGTGTAGATACCAGTTGCTCCAGTATCATCAACAGGATAAGAGTTCTTGGCAAAGTAAGTTCCGTTTGAACTACTGTAATCTGGGACGTAGTGTTTTAATTTGATAGTCAATAGTTTGTCAGTAAGGTCTTGACTACTACTACCTTTCTTGATAAGTTGTGCGTGTCCGTATAGATTATCTCTCTGTCCATTGTCAAGAATAAATTGATCCTTGTAATCTTGTGGATCATCAGAATCATCAAAATATCCGTCTTGTCTATCGCCTGGAGCAATGTAAACAGATTCAATTTCTTTGACATCTGGTATACCCAAACTCCAAGGGCCATTAGCACCATTCGCAGCATCTACGGTTCGGATTTTTACATATCTACCTTGATTTAGATTCTTCGTTACAGGAGGAGCATCGGTAACTTTTACTTTTGCTTGAATGTAAAGGTCAACCGCACCACTCACGGTTCCCAAATCAAAGTTCAATTGAGTTGTAGTAGAAGTTCCCAGAATCATTGAAGGGGTAATTCTAATCACTTTACCAGCAGCAACGGAAACACTGTTTATTGTTACCGCACTACCATTGTTTACTACATAGAAGGCTGCGTCACACTGACTTTGAAGAGCACCACTTCCAACGGGGAAAGTAAACTCTGATCCAAGACCAGCAAGATTCAAAGAAAACGTTCCGTCTGATAGTGACGATACGTTGAATTCCTCTCTATACAGATAAGCAGTATCTAGTGTTCCACCCCCAGCAGCGTATAAGGTTTTTGTCGCACGCCATGGACATGGGAAGACCATTCTATTCTGTGCAACTGCTCTAAGTTTTGCTTTACCACCAGCAGCGTGAGTCGCTCCACCTTCAAGTATGATATCAGCAAAAGCAGAATTTGTTGCACCAGCAGAGTGATGAATAACAGTTGCGTCTTCAAAATCACCAGTATTAATTTTTATATCGTAAAGGAAAACTCTATATTGACATGCTGCAGCGCCTGGGGTTCCACTCAACCACTGCACCTGTCTTACTCTAGCAGTTCCGATAACATTTGCTGGTGCGGATGTTCCACTACCAGCACCCGTTGCGGCCGCAGAACCAGTTTGACTTCCAAGTGTGCCATTGTATGCAATTTCAACAAGAGAACCGTTTTCTAAATCCCACTCACCAACAACTTCATCAACATCAACGTAGTTACCATATCCAAGGTTTACATCCAGACCTTCTTCAATCTTTGTGCTGGTTCCCTTTCGGATTTTTACGAAAGTATTTTCGATAAACTCTCTGCGATATCCTTCTACATATGCGATGCCTGGGGCAACTTTTGCAACAACGTGATCAGCAGAGCCTGGATCACTAGGATCATTAGAATACTTGTATCCTTCGTTATCAATTCGATAAGAAGCACCTCTGTGGGTAAACGAAACCGTTCCACTTATAACAGTCGTTCCACCAGTATGAACGGGTGGGGATGAAGCAGTAGCTGTTCCTGCTTTTGTTACCTCGTAGAGATTACCACTGTGATTTACAAGTTCTCGCAAACCGTAAGCAGTATTGGTAGAGGTATTAAACTGTGTTCCCTTAACAGTCTTGAGGTGTTCAATGATTTCAAGAGTGAAAGGTTCGATAACATAGTTACCAGATTCTTCCATTGTTCTCTTTGCAAGAACTTTACCCAATTCTGCAAGTTTAGAAACGTCTTCGTTTATCTTCTTCTGTAGGTGACCATTTACTACCTTGTAAACAGCAGTAAAGTTATCTGGGAATTGGTAGTAAGTAAATTCTACTGAACCACTTGTCACAGAACCACTGGTATGAACTGGTTCTCCACCAGATGAGGGGGATGTTCCAGCAGTAGTTACGGTATATACATTATTGTCAAATGAAACAGAGTCACCTAATTGATAAGCTGTGCTCTGTGCGTATTCTTTAGCAAAAGGAACTTTTGCAATTTCAGTTATTATTCTTGTCCTATCTGCGCCTGGGGCATTATAGTTGAAAGCACCTGTCGCTGGGTCAAGGAGAGTGGCATCATCGTCTGAAGTAATAATTTCCTCTTTGAGAATGACACCAATAAAGTAATTTACTCGAGCAGTGTAGTCATCCAGACGAATGGTTTGTGTTTCGTGTTTTACAAACCTACCCTGTGCGTAGATCACGCCCTCTGGAATAGTAAAGTCAATAATCTGACCATAGAAATTGTTTGCAGCAAGAGTTAGACTCGTATCGCTGTTTACTATGAAAGTATCACCGTTTCTATCAGAGTTTGATGAAGTTACTGTGAGTGTTTCGCCCGCATCAAATCTTTTGTTAAGACCATCTCCTGAGAGATTACCAGAGGCATCGGGATTGTTACCCTTTTTATATTGGAGATACAGAACTTTCTTAGCAACTGAATCTGATTGGGTTCCTGTTTTTACACCGATAATATCTGCAACAATACCAGTGGTTCCACCAGTAACAATATCTCCCGTGTAGTTAGCAAGAGTGTCATTTGATACGGTCAATCCACCAGAGTCGGTGTCGTTGACTTTAATGAAGTCGATTGTGTTTGGTTCTGCTGATGCACCACGAACAGCAGCACCATCTACGAACATGTAGTCTGCAAAATCTTTTATGGTCTCATAAAAGTAATCCTGCATCTGGGTGAGTTCACGGGCTTGAACGGCAACGCCGGGCTTGAACACAACCCGATTGAACTTCTTGTTCGCATCGAAATCATCATAGTATGGTGATACATTTAAGTTAATTGCCATTTTCGTTCCCTAAAATGAAAAGATTATTTTCACTGTTTCAACTTGATCTTCATCTCTTACTATGGGTTTTCTGTTATCATAGTATAGAAGTTCCCCTGAGTGAACATCAATCTCTGGTTTAGTAAGAGTGCTAGTATTTATAGTCAATCCAGTGATATCTTTTGTAGTATTTGTTAAGGTGTCCGTTGCACCAATTGCCTCCGTGATGGGTAATAGATATACGGTGTCATCAGTTCCATCAGTGTTTGCATCTCTAACTTGTGTTACTGTAAACTGACCGTTACTTGATGTGGTTATATTATCATCGGGTGCGTAACTGGTCGGTGAACTTGTTCCTATTGTCCACTGTGCGCTACCAGTTGCTTCATTGAACAAAGTAGTCAACTCATATGGACGTATATTTTTTACCAATCCCACCTGACGATAATCATTTCCAGTAACCAAATCTTGCGTGTCATTATCAAACGATACTGTTATCCCAACCCTTCTTGCAAATAGTTCCTGTTGTGGGTTTGATCCGTGACCACCAAAAGGAGAAATGATGAGTCTAAATGCGGCATTTATTCCCGATCCAGAAACTTGAGAGATGACAACATTTGCTTTTGTGTAACCAGAGCCTGGATTTGTTATTGCAACACTCTCAACGTTACCATTTGAGTTGATAACCAATGATGCGGCTGCACCGATACCATCCCCTTCGATTGCAATAGTAGCATCGCCATTCACATAATCTTGACCAACATTTGTGATTAAGATATTATCTATGGTTCCACTGACTGCGGTGCTTTCAACATTCGTTTGTAGAGTGGGGGTTTCTGTAGACCCCAACACAGCATCCGCACGAGCGATAGTTGTAAATCCACCACCAGTAAGTTTGACATCAGCAAAACTGTATCCATATCCACCATTTACGATTGTTATGGCGGTAACCTGACCAGCAGCAACAGTAGCAGTTGCAACCGCACCTTCTCCGTCACCCTGTATAGTAACAGTAGGTGAGGAAGTATATCCAGCACCACCAGATGATATGGTTACAGAATCTATTTCACCATTGATATCAAAGTCTGGTTCACCAGCACCAGAAACTTTTCTAACAGGAAGGTATTCAGTAGATAAAAACTTAGTTCTATCAGAAGAACCTATTTGAAACATGAACTTCCATTTGTATTTGTCAGCAGTTTCAAAGACCTCTGTGCCAGTTCCAGTTGGTTTGACTGTGCTTTGTCCACCAAAGTTATTACTCAAACACTTGTAGACGTTGAACTCATCAGTTAGAACATAAAAGTTCGCAGCAGATAATGTGGTTGCACCAGACGGAGCAGTATGAGATGTAGTAAGCGCATCATCATATTGATCATATACCGTCCCTGTAGTCCAATCAATCCTTCGAGCAAGCATGGCCACATCGGCGTTTTGGACTTTCTTCGCAAAAAGAATGTCTCGCCGAAATTGTGACATGTCAACCCGATTGTCGTATGACGTATCGGGTGACGTATCTGTTGTCCACGTTTGAGTTCTGGAGGCCACCAGAAAATATCTATCGTTGTCGTTGTAGATATCTCTGTAGAATGACCTCGCTTGTTGAACTCTAGCCTGGTCTCGGATTAATATAGCCATCAGGCAAACTCCTAAAAATTAAAATTAGGAGTCTGAAACCGTCAGCGTCCAAGTAATCTTTAGAGTATCCGCTGCGGCTTTGTTGACCACCGAAAATACCGTTCTACACAACAGCGTTCCACTGGAAGAAGCGTTTAAGATACCAGCTTCAACAACAGCACCCGTTCCCGTGCCAGCGGGGAAATCACCAACATAAGTGACTGAGTTAGTAGAAACAGTTGTAGATGTCAATGCAACTCGACCAAGTTCTGTTCCAAGAGCGGAGTCACCAGAAGCAGCTGCGGTTGAGTTTGATCCTACAGCCATGTGTGACATAGCAGTTGCGGATGCGTCCTTCATTCGGGAAGCAATATATGCAAGACCAGTATCTACGACAACGTTGGTCGTTTCTTGCGTGTGGATAAGGTTGCCTTCCTTATCAAATTGCTCAAGAGTCAAACGACCCTTAGCAGTTAAGGCATTAGATTGTAACATGTTTTTCTCCTTTAGAATAGGTTTAGCCTTGTTTGTTCTTCTTATTTATAATCTTTTTAGAAGTTAATTACAGTATCAGCGACATAATCTTCGGCAAAGTATGTCAAATCAACCGTATAAGATTGTGATATTAGGTTACCAGTGTCAGCGACATCAGAAGTATCTGACGCTGCAGACTCAACATCTAACCTAGATACTGCGTCTGCCATATTCATTGTATCAGTTGCAACAGTAGTTATATCAAATTTATTTACCGCATCTGCCAAAGCGGGAGTATCACTGGGTAAAACACCAATGTCTAATTTATTTATCGCATCGGCCATACTCATTGTATCGGTGCGAGGTATCTGAGGTTCTACGGACGGGGCATCTGCCATGTTCATAGTATCAGCGATAGATGGTTTGTGAGACTCTAAGGCAGGAGCATCAGCAACACCAGATGAATCAGCAGCAGTATTCGTTACGTCAAACGCAGTGGTATCTTGCATCGCACCCGTATCGGTGGGGTTAGTTTCCACATCGAACTTTGATATTGCATCTGCGAGAGTTGGAGTATCGGTGGGTCTCACGCCAGGCTCCAATACTGCGGCGTCTGCCATATCAAACGTGTCTGCTGGATTTCTGAAGAATACAAATGATATGAGCACGGTTTCCGCCCAATCAACTGTATCAGTTGTTGCTGTAACCTCAACTGCAAATGAAGTTATCTGATCATCAATACGATAAATCTCTGCGGTTGTTTCTGCAAACAAGAATGTGTATCGACCAGCATCGTGTGCAAAGTAGTCAGTTGCGTATTCACCAGATTCAGTAATCGTGAAGTCAAGTGTAACGTCTTTGCGTGGATTACCAAACAGAACATAGTCTTCTAAGAAGTAATCACCGATTACATTTCTTTCAACGTAATCATCATTCTCATCCGCATGAACAAAGAAGTATGGGTCACCACTTGGCAAACCATCAGAAGTAGCATAGATGTTTAGAACTTCTGTTCCCTGTGCGGTATATGGGCCAAAGGAGTCGCCAATGCCTGCGCTATCCGTCTTGACCTGTTCAATGTTTAAGAAACTCAATCCACCAGCACGGTTAGCAAGACCTTCGCCTGGGAATATCGAATCGGAAACAGGTTTCCCTACATCTTTAGCAACAGCATCTTGAATAAGAATTTCTTCAATGTCTGGATACTTAAAGAACATGTAGACATCTGTTTCAACCGTGAAGTTGCTTGACATGTCAACAGACTGTTTGACCTGTAGATTACCGAATACACCAAATCCAACGGGGTGTGCAGCCCGCCTAACATAATCGTTCCATTCTGATTGAGGTCTTTCTGTTTCGATCTGGTATGAGAAATTTTGATAGATTCTATTATCAAAGACCCTATTTGCATCCGATAGGAAACTACCGGCATCTTTAAAGACACCAGCGAGTAGAGAACTGTAACCAGTTTTTAAAGTAATCGTGCATACTTCACCAGTAGATGATGTTATCTCAAAGGTAAATTCTCCTCTAAGATATCCAACACCCACGGCAAGAATATCAAATTTAGTTGGGTATCCGTCTGTTCCAACAGCAGCAACTTTAACGAATCCATTGTTTGCAATTCCAGTAAGAGTATAGTCTTCTGAAAAATAATCTATCGCATAAACACCGAGAACATCCCCACTCTCAGCAACCTTGAAAGTATCTCCTACTTTAAATCCACCATCTGTCGTAGATGAACCAGTTTTAATACTGGTAAAGGCAGCAGAGGTAAGTCCTCTAGTTGGAATAGCAATAGAGTTTATAATGTTAGCGGTGTCATTCTCTGTTGTGATGTAAGTCAGAACATTAGCGATATCTACTACAAGAGAGGGCGGTTTATTATATCCCACTCCTCTTTGATTCGCAACAAACACCGTGTCACTGATAGCACCATCTGTCAGTCGAGTATCTATTACAGCGGTGGTTGATATAGTATCAGTTGTATCTGGATTTACGTCAATACTTGGGTTCGCACTAAATCCAGCACCACCGTCAAGTATGAGTATGTCACCAATTTCTCCATTCGCAATTGATCCCACCTTGAATTTTACAGGCGGAGTTCCCGACCCACCAAAGTGTGAGGCAGGAACCTCAAAGATTTCGTTTAGAAAAACACCAGTGCCCGCATTGGATACAGTAACACTACTGATAGCATTTCCTGAGATAACAACACTAAATGCGGCGTTGGAACTACCAGTGGTTTTGTGTGATGCGCTTGATATATAACGCATCTTTGATGTGCCATCAAGTTGTTCACCGTGTTCATGCGTAGGCCCACTGCCACTGGAGTTGGTTGTCCCTTCGTTTATAGTGACATATATTTTATTGTTTGCCTTTACATATGTTCCAACTGGAAGAACCGTGTTGTTTGTGTAAGGAACATCCAAGTAAGAAGTATAATCAGATGAGGATACTACATATGTTCCATCAACAACAGTTGAAGTAGGATTCTCAAAAGCACCCGATGATCCCGTTCCCGTTATGGTTGCGATTGTGCCACGAACATAGGCATGTAATTGTTCATCTCTACCAGCGTTACCATTACCTGGCCCAGGCAGGACAAAAGTTGCCGGCAAGTCTAATACTAACTCATAAGCTTGTGGGTTCGTGTAAGCAATTTTTGTCGCACGTTCTACTGTTGCAGTCTTCTTGAAGTAATTAGTTACCGCACCTTCTGATACAGCGTAGTGCAAATCTACTCTCTGGCCGCCCAGAGAACTCGGTTCTACGGATGAGTCAAGTCCACTATAACATTTTACAACAAGGTCTTGATTCCATGTGTTTGAGGAAGGTCTCAGGACAAACTTTTCCGAGTTTGTTACTGTAACATTCTCGTTGTATAGAACTTGGAAAAGATATTCTATTGCTTTTGGACTACCCTTCGCAGTATAGAAATTATTGATATCCTTGATGACTCTGGAAAGTTTTGCAGTCTGAGTCTGTGGGAAGTCTTTCGCATAGTCTCTAAAAAACTCTATGAGAAAATTATCATCAGTAACAATACTGCCGTCATCATTAAAGTCAACGTCAAGTTTTGCTAAGAAATCTTGAAGAACTTTTAGAGGGCCGTGTTTAGTATTATCAGTCGTGTTGGTTTGTTCCATGAACTGATAATATTTTTCTATTAGAGTTTTAAATAGGGGAAAATCTTCCTGTATTGATTCCGGCAACTGGTTTGGAACCAAAGTAGATATCTTGGGTTGCACATACTGATCACCCTTTGCCACCTTATCAAGTGTGGAAGAAAAAGTAGCACCCGATCCGTTGTTAATCTTTGTGATGGTAGCAGTAATTGTTGGATCGGTTGCCTGACCACCGATATCAACTGGATTGATGCTGATAGTATCAGCTTCTCTGTATGTGGCGTTTCCGTCATCTGAGACAGTAAGAGTGACAACACCAGTTGAACTCACTGCCACATTAACAGTAAGACCCGTTCCGTTAGCAGAATTAGTAGTGGTTGGGATATTTGGGTATGATCCCTCATCGTGTTCTGTGCTGGGATCAGAGGTTACCGTAAGTTCAGTCGGGAAACCAACCACATACGGTGTGGGTGCAACAATATATCCATCACCATCATTGGTAATAGTTACAGCACTGATCGCACCACCACCATCAATACTAAGTGTTGCTACTGCTTGAGTATTGTCACTAGTATCGTGGGTTCTAGTGGGAGCATCTATGAATAACTGTGGCGGCTCAGAGTATGCAGTGCCGCTAGTCAGTATTGTTATAGAGCTTATATACTCCTTGAATGTGGTGATTCTATTCATCAGTTACCCTAGGCACCATTGTAACGTTTAGACCCTTTCGGATATTGTTGGTTGCGTCCTCAGCAGCATCATCCAAATTCAAGATAATGTTTCTGGAAGGTTGTGCGAAAACAGCATAAGTTGCTTCTTCTGTTGCCCTAACCAAGATATCAGTTGATATGTTTCGTGAAGACTCGTGTGGAGTAACAACAACTCTCAGTTGTGTATTTGCTGTTCCACTGATTGATATGATATTGAGAGAAAGAATATCCAACTGTCCCGTGTCGTAATCTATTGTTCCTATGTCTTTAGCAATGACCACACCAAGACTCTTTGTTTTGAGTTGCAGTGTTCCTGTTCCACTGTATACAGGTGCAACAACATCATCGTTTGGTTTATCAACGATGTAAACCTCGTCCCTTGATCCATTCAAATCTACCGTGAAGTAATTTGATCTAACAGCATTTGGCATGATTTTATTATTGAACTTGGGTTCATACCTACTAGCAGTTCCTAAAACGGGATCAATCTTTTTGATCAACCGCATTTCCAATCCAACACCAACATGTGAATCAGATATTTGCGTTATTTCGTTTTGTAGTTTAGAAGTATAGAAGTTCTTTTTCAGTTGATTCAAGTTAGTCTCAAAGTGAGACTCAATCTTTGTGATTACAAGAGACTGCAAAGCCTCAGATGATAACGTAGTCAACTTGGTATCATATGTGACTGTTACGTTGAGTCCAATATGAATAAATTCTGGATCAACAAACTCTGGAACAAGACCCACCGGCATCTTAGGTTCCAATACTGTGTTTGTAATTGCCAACTTATCTGCGTCAGTGATAGTAAATCCTGCGTTTGGTTGTAGCGACAAGAATATCTTTCCATAGATAGGTGGCAGATTGTCTTCGCCACCCCAAGCAGCGACAGACTTGATGTTTGGATTGGACTGTTTGATTACTGTCTCATAGTCCGTTTTGGTAACAACCCTACCTTTGGCGGCATTGAATCGTGGTGCATTGAATCGAATACTATCAGCACCTTCTTTCTCAAATCCACCCGCTCCAGCTGTTACAGTTGTTGCCGTAATGTTCTCACCACTACCAGTAAGACTAGCTGGCGGTTTGAAGGTTCTAGCACCATTACCTAAAGTAGCATTACAAACAATATACTCAACTATAACAATGTTACCTACGTCTAGTTGTTTACCGAGAATGCCATCACCAAAAACAATCTGATAGTATCCATCCGTTCTTTCTTCCAGATAAAATATCTTTGAAGTAGAAGTGACATCCAGTGTATCATTCGCTACAGTAAAAGTTTCCGAGTTAAAGTTTGACGTTGATGTTTGAACTTTTACGGTTATTGTGGTAGTATCAACATTGTCATTCTCCAAAACGATAGGCCCAGACCTGTTCTGACTAGTGATGATTTCAGATGTAGTGGTTCTAGTCCCTTCAATAAGTCTTACATCAGTAAATCTAAAAGCTGCAACACCATCCTCAACGGTTTTTGAGATCACATAGTCTTTGTCGGGAACAAAATTTCTAGTAACTCCATTCACAGAACTTTGAAACTGTTTGTCTTTTGTCAGAGTAAGACTTGTGCTTACATAAGATGATGATGGCACTACAGTGAGATTGATAGCTGATTTTGCAGACCTTGCCGATCTAGGCGTATATCCCATAGTTTTTGCAATGGATACTACTGAGTTCCTTCTTACGGCAGAATCAAGAAAAGCCTCATTGGAAACCATGTGTGCGAGAATGGCATTGTAATGTGTGTTGTAAGCTAGCAAGTCGAGCAATACAGACATACCAGATGCTTCAAAGTTATAGTCTGAAAATTCATCTTGGTTCTCTAAAAAAAGTCTTAGATTCTGTCTTATATTTGAAAAATCTAATTCTGTTACATTTTTAACTGCCATTTTTTTATCCTTTTAAAGTGCAACGAGAACCTTCGGGTTTGGCGTTGTTACCACTGGGCCAGTGCAAGCAGCAAAAGAAAGTCCTAAGACTGCAACAGGTCTGCCCCCAGCAGTCACCTTTGTCGATCCTGTAGCGATAACGTTTGTTGGGTGAGTGCTAGCCCCAGATGAGTGTCCCGAAACTGGATCACCTACACAATGAATTATTCCAGGCCCAGCGAAATACTTGGCACCCAAAGGTGCAATAGCACCTATCCCTGCCGAATCAACTACTGTCCCAGGCGATATTATAATTGCTGGCATTATCTCAACCTCTCCAAAACCAATTCAAGGCTTTGTTGTTCCCTAACACCAACAACAAAGAATAAAATCTGTATATCATAAGAGTTCTGTTCAAAATTAGGTCTACAAATTATATCTTCTACCTTTGCCCTTGGTTCAAAGTTTTCTATTGCTAGTTGTAATGTTGTTGCAAGAATTCTTGCAGTTTGTTCATCCATCAAATCAAACAACAAAGCTCTTACCTGAGAACCGAATTTCGGGTTGAATGGTCTCTCGTAAAACTGAGTGTTTACTAATATCTTTATGGCTTGTTTGACCGCCTGAACATCAATCTTTTTATTAACGTCCTTGGTGTTCGGGTTTTGCGAAAAGGATAAGTCAATATCCTTATACAATCTTGTCGGTTTTAAAATGGCCATGAGACTATTTATAATCCTTTGATCTAAATTGGAGCGTTTGCGTAATCAGTTCTAGCTCTTTCATCAGTGAACTCATAATCTTCATATGATAAAGTAATACTGTAAGCCGCTTCTTTCAAAGACTCCTCAATTCTTTTCAAAGTAGGACTGACACCCTCTGAAATAATTTCTCTCAAACTTATCTCAAAATCTAAAGCGCCAGGCGGCATTCTAAGTTTGACACTTCCATTCTTTGCCTTTTCATAGTTAGGAAAAGCAGCACAAAGTGATTCTATATCACGCCCAAGGTTGGTAAGAAAGGCGCCTGGGTCATCTAATATCTCATCAATAGAACCAGAAGAACCTCCATACTTATCTTTCATCTGATCTACTTTGTCAATGAACTGAGCAGTCTGAATACCAAGGTTCGCAAGAGTTTTTAAATCGTCACTAAATCCAGCATCCAATCCACCTAAAACATCTCCTATGGCTTGGAAATCTTTTTTCATGGCGGCTTGTAACAGAGCATACTCCGCTCTAAATTTAGCCTCAACAGCAGGAAGACCCAAGACATTGGTAATCTTATCAACAAACTTATCGACCAGAGCATCGAATTTATCACTGAGTCCATCAATCTGTTCTGCTATCTCTGCAAACTGTTCACCAAGACCACTACATTCACCGATAGAATTTGTAAGGTCGCTCAGACCATCAAAAAGACCTGTGACTTTTGCTTTCTGATCTTCAAATTCTTTTTTAACTTCGTCAACGCCAGAGAATTGATCGTTGGTGACATCTTTTACAAGATCATCAACTTTCTTTTCAGCTGCCTCTTTTGCTTCTTTTTCTGGGTCAGCGAGGGTTATATCTACTTCTTCGGCCAAAACACTCTCCTATTATACCAGTGCAACAGTAACACCAGTTACAACGGTTGCACATGCAATGTTACCAACAAGAGTTCCACCAACGGTGGCGCCAAATTTGGCCGCACCAGCAAATGCGTTTATTTCTATACCGCCAGCGCCTACTCCTTGGAACATACCACCAGCAACAACATACTCTAACTTGCCACCTTTGGCGACTATATCAACCATACCGCCGGCGAGAACCGTATTGAACATGCCACCCAAAATAACGGTATTTGTAATACCACCATAACTAGCAAAACTATTGACCCCAGGCATGAGAGTGAAAACAGCAGGGTCAAATCCTACAACATCATTGATACCGATCAAAGCATTCCTAGTTGCAAAACCAATTTTTGGTATCGCAGAAGCAGGGTTGAAACCAATTCCAGGCCCAATCTTTTCATATAGATCAGCACTAGCGGCCAAATTATACCTAGCAGTTGCAATACTAACAGATGGGAACGGCGATGTGGGGAAGAATGGGTCGGGATATAATTGTCCAGTTGCAATGGAAACATCCTGTTGTGCAAACAATTCTAGTTTTGATTTGCCCAATAAACTCAAATCACCTAAATCAGTTACCGCACCACCTTCCCCAAAACTAAATTCAAACTTGGGATACACATTTATTTTGTGATTACCAAAGGTGATGTCTTTTCTGTCAGACATGCCGATGGTCTTGATCTTATCTCTTACTCTGAGACTATACTGACCAGTGACACGCATATTAAAGTTGCCTGGATTTTTCGCATAGTCTGGATCATTACTGCCTATCTGAGCATTATAGTTTTTGAGAACATGAAGTTTCATATTACTTTCTGTATCGAACAAATCGTTACCTTGAATCTTCGCAACTCTAGTGCCTTTGACAGTTTGGAAACAATGTCCACTAATATGTTCGGTCTTGTTACCCTTGACATTCAAGTAGTAATCACCATCAACGGTCATACTATAATCACCAGCGACATAGATCATTTTGTTCTTCATGTCTATTTCAAATCCGTTACCCACAATCTTGGTGACCTTATCACCATTGGGTAAAATCTCATAGAACGTGCCTGCTTTGTGATATTCATGTATCCTCTCAGCCCCAGGCGTATCATCCATCTCCCTCACATGTCCACTTTCACTTTCATAAACATGGTTGAATGGATACTCTGACTTTGATTCTTCTGGGTCTGCGGAAGCGTCTGGTGGAGTTCCTTGTGGATGGGGTTCTGACCACGCAGATGGAATATATTTTGGATCATTGATCTCTATTTCTTCTCCGCTACCATCATCGGGGTGTTTGAACCCCATTGGTCTATCCGCACCACTAGCAGCAGCCGCATAAGCGATTGGGATTTCTTTTACTCTACTGTCTCTCTTTGCTTTCAGTGAATAGTGTTCTTCTGCTTTTTTCTTGTCGCCTCTGTTTCTGGCGAGTCGAGACATATCTGGTTCTTCAAGAATGTTTTCGCCAACATCCTCTCCACCCTCGTCATACTTTCCATCTCTGTTCTGAGAACTCGCAGCATCTCTGGGTCTACCACTAGAGTGATTGGTCAAACCATAATCACCACCAGCATCACCCCTATCAGTTATCTTTCTTTTGGGATATAGATAGGTTGGATCATAGAAACCAACAGCAGAACGATCTGGGTCTGCCACAGCACCAGTTCCGTCTTCGCCCTCTTTGGGTAAGAATGAGTTGACACCAAATGATCCTATGATCACTGGCATCTGTCCTTCGTCACCATCTACAAAAAATCCAACAACTGCCGAACCTTCAACCAATCCAGTTGGAGAATGACCCACGCCTGATATTGCAGCAGAGGTTACTGGTTGCATTGGAACTGACCAAGGCAAATCTTCTGTTGGTAGTTGTTCTTTGTTAGCAGTGTGATATCCAAATATACGAACACGATACCTACCCATGTAGGCAGGATCATTTCTGTCCTCTACTATTCCCTGCCACCAGTGAAAGGGTGGATATCTAACTTCTTTTGCACCTGCCATTATTTTTTCTCCGTGGAGTCTCTAATCACTTCTAATTTCATCGTATGTTCAAACGCATCTCCAAAAAGGAAGTCATGTCTGATACCAATGATCTGATAAAGACCAGATGACTTTTCATCATATACGTCTGATTCAGAAGGATTGTCACCCTTCTCTTTTGGATTTGGAAATCTTAAAAATACTAACATCCCCAGATCAACATCTGTTCTGCCGTTCACTATGATATCTATTTGATGTCTGGTCATCTCTGCAACAGCACTATCTCTAAATGCGGTGTTCTCAAAGTGGAACTCATCGTATCCAAAATCTTTGTCTGACCATATGTTATGATTACCCATCTTCACATTCACATTTGAATATGGGTGAAATTTTATATTGTCATGTATAGGATTGATACCACCTTTATGTCTGAGGTGATAGAAACTATCCCACTTGTATGGCAAGAGGTGATCGCCCTGCACTGGAACTAAACCTTCGATACCAGCTTGTTGGGGTGTATAGTCAAAGAACATTCTATATGACAATCTCTTGTGCATGTCAAAACCAATTGTATGACTGCCCATGTATCCTGTATTTAGGTCGTGCATGATATCTGCAAATATAGGTTGAGTGATGCCATCCATGACATTATATTTAGCATCAATAAACGGATGAATATAATTATACCCGTCTTCTCTATTGTTTCCAGATTCTTCTGAAAGGTTTGGTATCAAATCAAAAGAATCATAAACCGTGTTTGACGATTTGTAAACGTGCGCCATCCTAGACAAACTGGTGCAGTAATTTTTCTTGTCACTTTGAAAGACAAGTGTATTTGGCATGTATGGGTCTACTGGAGCAAGTTGTTTCAAACAGTAATTCATACAACGGAATCCATTCCAGAAATTTGCTTGAAACACAAATTCCTTTCTCTTGAATTCAAGACCAAAGAAATCAAGTCCGCCACTACCGGCATCACAAAACTCATTCCAAACTTGATTCAACACTGCTTTTGGAGCACCGTCAAATCTTTTTGTGGCAACTCTACTAGCGTTTTCATATCCCTCTGGAGATACTAGTTTGAGAACATAAAATGATTCTCTGTCCTCTTTCATCACTCTATCAACAATACCAGTAACAATAAATTCGTATTTCAAAGGAGCACATTGTTCAGCTCCAGTGTCACTTCTGATAGAGACCATTTCAACAATAACTCTTTCGGTTCCACGCAGTTTGATATCTTGGATCAAGTTCTTTGCATCACCGATAGCAAGTTCGCCAAATAGACAGTTAGCAAAAACATTTTCAAATATGGTAAGCTGACCAGCAAAGTTTTGAAGGTCTTGTGATCCTCCATCACCCACCAATGTAATTACTTTTGGACTGAATCTACCTGGCCTAAAAATTTCTGGTGATTGTGCCATAATAAATTATTCTTCTCTGATTAATTTTTGGAATTGTTTGGAAAAGTTATTAACGTGTTCTTTTGCCAATACATATATTTCTCTTTTCTTTTCGTTTTCATTTATTTCGTGTTCAAGGTTGGTCACTGGAACAATACTAGCAGCAGAGATTGCATCAGAGTCATAATCAACTCTAACTTCTGTCCCAGCATGAACATAGTGATGGGGATCATCTAACCTAGATTGACTACCATATTTTTCTAACGCATAGTCAAGCAGAGTCTTGTAGTCCATCAACCAATCTTTATACGGATCAATAACATCATTTATCAACAATATCGTCCAGTAGTGTTCTACGTTACCATAAAGATCATATGATATATCTTCTGGTTTTTCTCCATCTTTTACTTGATGAAACTGTAACAAGGTAGAGTCTACGAATTTGCTCGTAGGGTGAACTCTCCTAAAAAGATCGGGAATCTGAACGGATGTTCTATCAAAGATATAATTTCTATTTGGAAAAAATTTAAAAAACATTATTCATCTCCCTCACCCATACGGCTTAATTTGTTTTCTGTCTCGTAGGAGAACTTCTTTAAAGTTTAAACTGAGAGTTATCTCGGTTGGAGCGCCACCCTCAAAACTAGTCATAAATCCATTGTGACCATAAGAAACTTGCATGTCAGTCAAGACGCATCTATTTATTTCGTTGAGAAACCCGTTTTTTCCTCCATTGTATTGATATGTTATCTTGAACTCTGCTGGATATCTCAAGAACAATGTTTCTCTTTCGGGGTGCATATTCCATTCTAATTGATAGATGATGTTCATCACTTCACGCAGTTCTGCTGCACTTCTGGGGGCAAACTTAATTTCCATCGGGAAACTTCTAAAGTTCATAGTTTTGAACAACTGTTCTTTGAACGGGTTCTCTACCTTTCTTGTAAAGACAGCAATACTATCATTTACGGGGAGGTTGACTCCAAGTTGTTTTCCGATATTTAACAACGCAGCAGTTTGTCGTATCATGTATTCAGAACCAGCAGCAGGGTTGTCACTAATATTTTTTATGATTCCCTGTAAGTTTTTATCTTTTCGGAACTGTTCTAGCGCAGCACCAAGTAGACCAAAATCCATGGCATCCCACTGTGCAGCCATTCTATTCACTGGTGCGTTTGTCATTATAAGATTGATATCAGCAGTCAGTGTGGTCGATCCCCGTTGAAACCTATCTGCAACCGCTTGAGCAGCTTGCACAGCACGGTCTACAAGAGTGGGGTCATCTCCACCGCCTCCGCCGCCACCTTCGGCAGTTGACCCTGCATTGTCGTTTCCATTACTTGACTCAAAATCACCTTTTGGTATCTCTGTGGCACCATCTTTTGCTCCACCTCCGCCACTACTGAAAATTTGTATATTAATAGTGTGCGGATAGTTTACTCCATCTGTATCAAGTGGGTAATTATACTTTTTTACTGCACCACCTTTCTGGCCAGGATCAGCTTGCGAATTAGCACCGCCAGTTTCAGAACCACCACTTTGGGATGTTGTTGCTCCACTACTGTTATTAGCCTCAGTCCCACTTCCCGTGTTTTGGGTAGTGGTATCGGGAGCGGTATTTTCGGCAGCAGTGTTGGTATCTGTAGTCATTACTTTACCCTAAATAGTATTGTTATTATTGGACTATTTATATGCCTTATAGAAAAGATTTACATCAAGGACGATTTATTCCTAAAAATCCTGCAAAATATAAAGGGAACGTTCAAGAGATAATTTACAGATCGGGATACGAACTGAAATTTATGAATTGGGCCGACTTGAATGAGGATGTTTTTGAGTGGTCATCGGAGTCTGTGGTGATACCTTATAGGTCACCAATCGACAGAAGAATACACAGATACTTCGTAGACTTCTATTTGAAAACAAGAGGCGGGACATATCTCATAGAAGTGAAACCATCAAGGTTCACCAAACCCCCAGCGCCTAGAAAAAAGACAAAGAAGTATCTACAAGAAGTTGCTCAATGGGGAATCAACGAAGCGAAATGGAAATCCGCACAAGAATTTTGTGAGGACAGAGGATGGATGTTCAAAATAATTACTGAGAAGGAGCTCGGTATCTATTATAAATAGTCCCATGGCAAATCCATTTGAACAAATCAGAGCGGATTCTAATCAGGGACAAAAATCGTTCAACTGGTATATGAATCAAGTTCGCAACGTTGCTGGGGGGATAAATAATCCTCGCAGTGCAATGGCGTCTAGCATAACAACAAGGGTGCCGATATACGAAATTGGTTCCATGTATTTGTTTAGATATGATGCTAAACATAAGAACAAACTGCCATACTTTGATGCGTTCCCTTTGTGTCTACCGTTTGAACCAACAAACGATGGATTTTGGGGAATGAACTTACATTATCTTCCATATCTTTTAAGGGCAAGACTACTAGGGAAACTACTAGAGACACTAGATGATCAAGCAATCACCTCGCAATCTCAAATGCAATACAATTGGGACTTGTTGAGTAGTGCTGCAAGATTTCCAGAAGTCAAACCATGTGTAAAAAGATATCTGACCTCACAACTTCGCAGCGGGTTTCATAAGATAAACCCAGAAGATTGGAAGGCGGCGATATTTTTACCAGTAGAAGATTTCAACACAAATAAAGGAACTGTATTTGCAGATTCTAGGAGCATGATGTAATGGCTTATTTTAGTGTAAATGACTTTCTGGGACAAGTCAGAGGCAATGGATTGGCTTTCTCAAATAGATTTGAGATACAATTAAAGAGTCCCGTAGGCAATGATCGAACACCATCAATGTTAGTTGAAGAAGCAACAATACCAGGCTTGCAAGCGTTGTGGTCACCAACAAAGATTGGCATGTGGACAGAAAACAGAGTGCATGGTTTAGAGTTCTTCGGCGAGTCCGCTGCATTTACTTTTTACTGTGACACCGCTTGGGATGTAAGAGCATACTTTGAAGAATGGATGCAAACTATAGTAAACCCACAAACAAAAGAACCCGCTTTCTATGATGAAGGAATTGCTCTTGGAGAGGTTGATGTGATCGCATTAGACAAACAAGATGATCGTGCAAAGAGATGGACTTTGAAAGAAGCGTTCCCACGATTGTTGAACATCACTCCAGTGGCACAGGGTGGAGATGGTGTTGTAAGAGTTGCAGTAACATTCTCATATAGAAGTTGGGAAGCATCAACAACAGGGCCGGGCACTCTCGGTAATTTTGTCAGAGATTTGAAAAAAGGCAGGAGTTTTGGGAAGGCACTCGGTGACTTTATAAGAAAAGATGTGGGAAGAAAAATTCAATAACGATGGAGTTTAATTATGGGACTACCTATTACAGAATACCCTTTAACTGAGATATACGTTCACTCATTAAAGGAAAAGGTTGATTTCAGACCTTTCTTGGTAAAAGAAGAAAAACTGTTAGTTTTAGCATCAGAATCGAACGAAGCGATAGACATGGTGAAAGCGTCACAACAAATTGTGACCAACTGTTCTTTCGGTAAGGTTGAAGGTGACAAGATTCCAATCTTCGACATGCAAAACATTTTCATTGAACTGAGAAAAATGTCAGTCGGTGATACTGTTGAAGCGGTGTTTTCTTGTGGAGAATGTAATGAAAAGAACACAGTTATAATTGATCTAAATGATTTTGAGTTGAAACAAGATGAGTCGCACTCACCGACAATACAACTCACTGAGGGATTATCAATTGAAATGAGATATCCTCAGACAGAGGAATTGAAAGAGATCGCTGGAACAAATACTCACGCAGAAATATATTCTGTTGCTGCGAAATGTATTGACAAGATTTACATGGAAGATGCGGTATATACTGCTGAGGAAACCAGTTTTGAAGAAAGATTGGAGTTCATCGAAAACCTAACCTCAGATACTTTTGATAATGTCAGAAACTTCTTTGAGACTATGCCCGTCATGGAACACACCATACAGTTTAAATGCAAAAAGTGTGGGAAAGACAACTACTCATTTATGAACGGATATTTGGATTTTTTCGTGTAAGCCTCTTCCATGAATCTCTGCAAAACTATTTTAAAACTAACTTTTTATTAATGCAAGAACATAAATACAGTTTAACAGAGATTGAAAATTGGATGCCATGGGAGAGGTCAGTTTACATATCCATGTTGATTCAACATCTAAAGAAAAAAGCTGATAAAATGAAGCAAGGATAAGAGATGAGTTATTTGGCAAGGGGAATTCCATTCCTTAAAAAACTATTTGGCCGGGGCGGCAAGTCGGGAACTGGCGCTCGGCCTCGACCCCAACGGCGCCGAGGAGATAAGGGAGGCCTTCTATCAGGAGCCGCAGCGGGTGCCGGTGGTTTTGGATTGGGTGGTTTAGTTGGTTCTCTTGCCGGCGCTCAAAGAGGTGCGGCGGGTGACAGTGACGGTGACAGTGGCAATCTTGGTGGAATCGCCGTGTCGGGGGCCAATAATATGGTTAGCGCCGGTTCGGCGACATCTATATTATCAGATGCAGATAGTTCCGATCCTGTAGTAAGACAACTCCAAGACGTAGAAAGAGTCCTTGTAGCAATCAAAGGTGATACGGGTCAGTTAGTATCGGGAATTGGTTTCAATAATAATCAACAACAAGCGGCAAATCAAGAAAGTTTGAGGTCAATGTTCGGTGATAAGGGCAACCCCGAACTAGGTGCTCTCGGAAAAGGTATGGCCGCACTCGCAGCTGGACTGTTAGCATTAAACGCATTACCATTTGCTGGAGAGGATGAAGACGAACTAGAAGCGAAAAGAAAAACCAAGCCGGGCAGTCAAGATAGACTTGATGCTACGGCGGGCACAGAACTGCTTGAGCTCGGTGCCACTGCTGGGACAAAGGTGGTGGGTTTAGGAGGTAAACTGGCCGCCGAAGCGTTGGAGGCAATTCCAACACGGCCGGTAACACCAAAACCAAAGGTAGATGACGCCCCAAGAGTAAGACCAACAAGCGTCAGTCCCGACACAGGCAGATCACCGACAATTCTTGACAGCAGTGGGAGACCAATGGAAAGGATTCCACCAAAACCAGAAGCACCAGATTCGGCGGCAAAAAAAGCAAGAGATGCAGCAGCAGAATCCTTGAAAAAAATGGGTGGTGCAGGCGTTGACGCTCTCAAAAGAACTCCTGCCGCAGCTGCAAAACTTGTAGCGGCTGTCGCTAAACGTGGGGCCCAAGGTGCCGCTAAACTATTACCCGGCTTTGGAAAAGGAATGAATTTATGGCTAGGGTATTCAAAATTAGTTGATGGTGATTATGTAGGTGCTGTGGGTGAAGTAGCCGGTCTGTTACCCTTCATAGGAATTCCAGCTGACTTTGCTAATACGACAAGAGATATTTACAAAGATGTATATGACGTATTCCCAGAAGATGAAGAAGACGTTGATCTCGTAGCACAAAGAATGGGTGAAATTGGCATGATGCTAACCAAATACATGGCCGACCTAGTAGGAGCGGGAGAGGAAGATGATAGTGCAAAACAACTAGAAGCGGTTGCAGCAAGACCAGAAGTAACCGAAACTGGCAAAGGCCAAATGGCACGATCAATACGAAAGAACCAAGAACGTCGCCAAAAAGAGTGGGACGAGGCATTCGGGGATACTCACAACGCAGATGGAAGCGTGATGATGAGCACAGATGAAATGCTTAGTCCAGATGGAATAGCTGCATCACCGTCAATGAATAGCGCATCACCGTCAATACCAATGAATAATTCCGCACAAGTTGAGAACGAAAGCGATGCTGTTACAAGTGGGCAAAGAGAACAAAATCGGGCGGAAATTCAACAAGCAATGGCCGGTGCGGTTGGAGCATCA